ATGTTCAGAGAAATCAAAACTAAACAAGTTACTGTAAAAATAACACCAACTATGGAGGAATGGCTAAATTCAGAATCAGTAAAACGCGGTATAACAAAAGCAGCACTAGTACAGCTACTAATTAACACTGCCATGATAACAGGCAAGTAGTTAGTACTGTCATATTTCGAAGTAGAAGTACCCCAAAATAGCAGACAAAAAAACTCACAATGAAGTGAGTCGTTTTGCTGCATCAAAATATTAGTACTGCAATTTTTATGAGAAATGGCAGTACTCCCAACTACCGGACAGGATGTCTGGTATCAACTACAAGGATGTAATAAATGAACGGAAAATATGTGTGTGGTGTCGGCAAAAAGGACATCAATAAAGCGGCAGTAATTGAGTATTTGGTACAGGTCGAAGGCTATATAATTGAGGTCGCATTGAAATTGTACACTATCATGTATAACGCATGGTTGCATTTGCTGAACAGAGCCTATTCTGAAAAATATCATCAATCACATCCAACATATATAGGCGTGACGGTTTGTGATGAATGGTTGTTGTTTTCAAGATTCGCTAAATGGTTTACTAAAAACTATATAGGTGATTATGACCTTGATAAAGATCTTCTGAAACAGAACAACAAACAGTACAGTCCTGATGCGTGCAGGTATGTACCACAGTATGTAAATAAAGTATTGCTAGACTGTGGTAATGCACGCGGTTCGATGTTGGGTGTGAGTGGAAACGGTAAGGGTTTTCGAGCACGATGCAGGCAACTTCAAGCCAATGGCACGTATAAACAGATCGCGTTAGGCTCATTTGATAAACCTGAACAAGCACATGCTGCATGGCAGCGGGGGAAAATAAAGGCGATAGAACTTGTAATTGAAAAATATCAAAAAGAACCATGCTGGTATCCTGAAATTGTCGATGCATTGAATAACAGAATTCAGGTGCTGAGGAATGACATCAAGAACGGCTGTGAAACCAAAAAGCTATAAACAATTAACGGGATTGTTGGAGCAATCCCGTTAAATACTATGCAGTACTGAACCATCAATTCAGTACTGCCAAACTCAAACTTACAAGGATTGTATAAATGATGAACTATATTCAGGGCGATTGCGGATCGTCCAAAACATATATGACGATTGAAATGATAAAACGTACTGATATACCTTATTTATTGGTACATTCAGAACTGCAATTGATGAAACAGTCAGCCGCAGCGTTAGGTGATATCTGTACGGTGATATCATCTGAAACTCATAGCAATGTCGAATACGCCGTAAACCAATTTCTCAAAGAACCGACGCACAGAGTACTAATCATCAGTGAGCGGGCTTTTTTGCGTATTTCAGATCTGTCATTGCTCAAAAACCGAAAAATCATGCTAGATGATGTTGTTAGTTTTCATTGTTACAAGGTAATCAATACTGAGAAAAAACATGAAGTACACAAACAGTTGTTCACAAGTTTCACGGATCTCGATAAACAGTACTGTACCGCTGTTCCAATTACCCGTTTCAATGATGATCTTCTATCCGATATTCATCAACGTTTTGAATTTATCGATCTATATGACGAATTCAGAATGAACAGTAATTTTTTCAGTACTAAAATTCAGGACGGGCGTGAAGTTTACCGCGATGACTGTAATCAGCTTTCGATCATGGCTTGGGTCAATATTCAAAAGTATGTGGATGCTGGCCTGGATATGACATTCATGGCGAACAACTTCACAGAGTCACTACTGTACCGTTCGAATCCTGGACTGTTTACAGAAGTCACAATGTCATTGCGGCAGCGTGTAGTGCCAGTGAGTGAACGACTCAAGGTGTACTATTTCCTCGATAAGAAACGGTTCAGCAGTACTTTCAGGTCTGACAACCCTGATGCATTGCCTACCATTGCACAGTACATAGAGCAGAACGTAACGGGTCAGTACTACTATACGTCGAACAGTTCAACCAAAGGCGACATGAGTAATATCCTCACTTCAGGCCAGTACATTTCACCTAATAGCCGTGGTATGAACTCGTACCAGAGCTACACAACGGCAGTTTGGCTTGCCAGCATGAAACCCAGTCCTGTAGAGGCTGTTATGTGTCGTGAGCAGTTCGGCATTACAGGCCAGGATCTGGTACAGGCTAGGGAGTTTGAGAACCTGTATCAGTTCATCAACCGCTCTAATCTGCGTGATTATGATTCTCAGAGTGAAATCGTGGTTTACGTTGTAGACAGAGAACAGGCTGAATCATTGGGTACTGCTAACATCCATCATATCGATCTGGGGCTAGAAGATGGCAGTACTGAAACCATGAAACCAGGTCGTCCGGCTGTATTCAGTGCAGAGGATAAGGTGATTAGGAAAAAATTCAGTACATTCATGTCTAACAGTAAGGGCAATGTCAGTACTGAACAGTTCAGCAAATGGTGTACCAAAAAAAATCTGTCAGAATCGCAGGTAGAGATGCTGCGAGGGATGATGAAGTAGAACGAAGGCCGCATTTTAGCGGCCTTTTTTATTGGTTGGTCGTAATGTGGAATTCACTAACGTGGGTTAAATGGGATAGTGGGGTAGTTTAGTAGTATGTGGGCGAGTTGAACACGAGCAGACAACCGAACGAAGCGAAGCGAAGTAGAGGGCGTAGTACTCAAGAGACGTAGTGAGCGGAGCGAACGAAAGTTGTCAGATGAACCATTAATTCTCAGTAAAAGAACTACCGAAAAAACTCAATAAAACAGACTTGTTCACAGGAAAACGGAGCGAAGCGAAGTTTTTCGAAGAACAGGCCGAGCGAAGCGGAGCGGAGTTTGTGCCTCATTTCATTGTGTTATTAAAATGAAACAAACCAATAGCTCGCGTTGCTCACAATTGGTTTGCACATAAATTGGCGGGTTTTATCCCCGTCTGGCGACGGCTCTAAAACTCCTCCAATTTCTGTTTTCTCAGAAATAGATCCAAGTATATGTGGAAAAAAATACCTTAAACCTTTATAGGTAGGTAATTCCACATTATTAACAACCCATGTTAGTGAATTCCACATACGTCTAGACGGCTAAATGAAGTGATAAATAGTACAGGTTATGAGATATGTAAAGTACTTCATAAAATACGACATCAATAATACAGTACTTTGAACTTTAAATAGAGACTCATTTATTAGTACTACGATTTTTGTATTAAAAAATAATTGACAATGACATTTCTAATCCATATTATCCATCCCGCACAATGAGTGGATTACCCTCATACATATAAATCCTATGAGGAAGAACTAAATGAAAGCCGTGAAAAAAACATATTCTGTACAAATCGGTGAAGAAAAAATTCTGGAAAATTGCCATAAACTGGTGATCGATTTAGAAACAAACAACAGAACCTATTTCACTGAGGGATGGGCAGAAGTTGATGGTATTAGTTCTCAGACTGATTTCCCTCAGACGGATTCAAATGTCATCGATAATATTGAACGGTTAGTGAACAATGATTTACGTGTACACTCTATCTGTTTTGAATTTGATGACGGTTCACATGTAACGCATTTTCGCAGTCATATCTGGGGAATTGATCGTGTACTGGTTTATACCAATAAACACGGTGAATACTCGTTGCCCTTCCATAAAAGGGAAGTGCCAAACCCAGACAGTGAAATCTATGAGAATGAATTAGTCTGGTCGTTGTGCTGGAATGAATTCCCATCGCAATGGATCAACGAGCATGGGGTAGTTGAACAAATCTAACCACAGCCAAACTGTAGCGGTTCTGGAATACCGAACCACGTAAACACTCCAAACGGTATCCATAACATGATTAATAAAAATCAGCTTAAAAAACGTGGCTGGTCGCCCGCATTAATCCTAAAATTTTTACCTGAAAATAATGATTATTACTCAATTACTACTGTTGAAAATATTGAACAAACAGAAGCATTTAAAGCCGAGATGCAAAAAACAGTATTAAGAAGAACAACAGCAAAAAAATCATTAATGTTGAGCAGAGAATTGTTAGACATAATGCGTAAGAATAATTTTGGAATGTAGGTTTAAGTAATAAAGCGGGACAGTACTGCAAGTTTCTTGCTATGATGTAACCCCTGCCAGTACTGAACAATTTTGGGGTTTGTTACGGGGTTCAGTACTGGCAGAGGATGTGGCAGTACTCATAGTACTGCCAAAATGTATTGGGGATATTAACGTAGTTTCCAATTTTTAATAATATACTCAGCAGTTAGCAATTTCAGGGCTATTTTATCTGATGATCTATTATCGCTGAAGGATGAAACGAACGCACTAATTTCATTCAAATTAATGCTGCACGTTGAATAATTAGCATCCATATATTTAGCCCCGTTCATGACATCTATTTTGTCAAAGAATGGTTTTGCGTCATTTGAAATGGTGTGACCATATTTTTTTTCGAATGTAACTGCGTTTGGATTCTGATACATGTTTACAGCGTGATCAAAATTTGCCCCAAGATATAACTTTGTTGCTATAGCAGAAGCATCGAAGCTGCTAAAAATTTTAGAATCAAGGAAATTTATAATCTTCTGTAAGTTCGGATTTGCTGGCGGTATTTCTACACCACTATTCCATAAATCTCTAATTAATTCACTAGTAGCAACTTTTTGTGAAGTGAAACTCAGGTTGTTTTGTTCTAAGATAGAAACGAATTTAATTAGTACCATTCGGTGGAAGTCTTGGTTTGGTAATACTTCATCAAGATAACTTTCAGAAACTCCATATTTTATGCAAAGTGCTCGTACAACATCGAAGAAGTCTCCTAATTTATCTCTGTCGTAAATCCAGGCAGGGCGAGGAACTTCCTGATTTTCGGTTAATCCTCTTCTTGCTCGAGCAACAACTGCATGATACCTGCGTGCTTTAGCTTTGCCGTAGCCTTTAATCAGCATATAACCCAGCCATAAAATAAAAATTAGCCCAACAAATTCCATATATTATCCTGATATATAATGCCTAATTATTGATTTGGATTTGAATAATTTGAGTGTTAAGTACTGCAACTTCTCTGACAAAACATTATGTCATTATGATTTGAGCCAATGGAATCGAAATTTATAACCCTACTAAAAATAGTGGGTAAGAACAGTACTAAACGATCTATTGCATGTTGTATACGCCGCTCTGCATCAAGCCATTCTTCCGAAAACCCACCCCAGCCGATACCAGAATACCGTTCTGTTGCAAAAAAACTTGAGTTCTCACTAAGCCTTAACTACCAAAAGTGGTAGGGGAAGTGTCTTAAATATTGATCGTTTTTTCCTATTGGTTAGATTTATATGATCGTTTTGACCGATCGATAAAGTTGTGAACTTTTTTGCAACGGATACGCAACCACGGGATGCTGGAGAATTTTAATGATAAAAATGATTGGGTTAGGTTTACTGTTGGTTTCAATCACAGCTTTTGCCGCTGATGACAAAGCCCAGAAAGAAGATTTTGAGAAGGCACAGCGAGAAATAACACTATCCGGCTATCAATGTGACACTGTGAATAGCATTAAGACAGAAACGAGCTGGTTCTCAAGCGAGACAACGTTAAACGTCACATGCGATAAGGCGTACCATTTTTTGGTACGTTATGAACGTGGAGTACGCGTTAGCGTGGAAGTGGTGTCCATGTAAAAGTTACGCCACTGTAGAATTCAATCATGCCAGTACTGAACCCTAATCTGTCATCCTCATTCAGTACTGGCAAAGAATCGTAACTTGCATGGGAATCAGAAAATTCTTAATATATCAGCCGCTTATTCTTATCCAGTAAATAATTAAGGAAAAAATTAATGTTTAAGCCGGTAAAGTTGTTGGCGGTTTTTGCAGTGGCGGTAGGGCTATCAGGATGTGCAGTGAGTTTACCGTTCAATAATCGCCTGTCGTATCCCTCAGTTTCAGAAATGAAATCAGTTCATATCCAGGGTGAAAAGCCGAAACTCTCTATCGTATGGAATCCTGCTGATTTCCCACAACGTATTGATATCCAGGGTGCAGATGGTTTTGTCGGTGGTGGTTCTCGTACACGTGTACCAACTGGAGTCGCACTTTCGTCACGTATAGAGGAGGCTGTATCCACATTTGCTGATGTTAATCCTGCTGGACAGAAACTAACCATCACAGTAATCGAAGCCCGTTCCGGTTTCGAATATTCAGCCGGGATGTTCAACATCACGCCAGCAATCGACGTTGGTACTGTATCGTTTAATGCGACGTTCAATTTGAACGGTCAAACCTGGTCTCAACAGTTCACGTCACATAAAAAAGATCCTGTTATCGGCGGTACAAGCCAGACAGGTACACTCGAAAGTGCCTGGGATGACATAGCAGTACAGGTTGCAAAAAATATTGCTCAACACATTAACAAATAAAGCAATGTTTTAATCATGGGGTAAATACTCAAACACACATGAGTAATTACCCTATGAGAACATCAATCCATCTTCCGCTATATGGCAGTACTGAACTGTATTTTGAAATGGTTCAGGAACTACTAGCCGTCATCGATACAGAGCCACTGATCAAGCTAGATATGAAGTACGACGAATATAGCGAAATACTCCATATCAACTTTAGCCATCCCGAACCTGAACAACAGAATATGATGCAGGGTCTAGTACTGCTCTATTGCCCCGATTACCGCTGGCACTGCTGAACAGTACTGAACCGTGATATTCAATCAGAAGGGCAGTTCACCCTGGTCGCAGAACCAATCCTCCTCGTCATGCATCTGGTGCATACGGTGTACAGAGTTCAGATAGCTCAAACCATCCAGTACTCTATCAAGCGGTTCAGGGTATAGCAGAACGAAACAATCATGTTGAATCTGGCCTAGCCAGTACTGCCTGTACTGATTCTGGAAGAACACACGATCACCTATCCTGTACTCTTCTAACGATGATCCCCAGTAGCACACTGTACGCCACTGACCCAGATGTACGAACCGCTGAATACCACTGGTGATTGATGGATCGAAGCCGTCTTTGTTACCCATGATGTAAACTCCATAACACTGTATATTCATACAGTATTGCAGTTAGTGAAAACCCGAGTAAAGTTTCTGATAACAAATTTGTTAAGGTCAGACCAGATGAGAAGCGTGAGTTTTGTGATTCATTCAATTGCACGTGAAACCCAACTATATGAGTCAATGAGTACTGAAGAACTCATCAAACGCATTAATGCCGCATTATCAATGATATCTGAATTCGAAAACGGTACATTACAACCAAATTCATTGGAATTAGGTTGTGTATGTTGTCTTCTAGTGTCCCTATCCGATGAATACGCAAACCATCAACATTGGAAAACGATTGAAGATCTGTATGCTGGTGTTGAGCCTGGGTCATTAAAAATGGAAGTACTGGCATTGAGAGATGACTATTTGAAAGATCCGATCTAATCATGCACTCTATGCTGTACTTTATTGCTTAGTGCACAGAGAAATTCATCAAGCATACGTAACACAAATACAACAAAAAATAATTAATTAGGAATACAATGTATAACTCAAGGAATGTTACTAGGGATATCGCAGACGATACCCACGCATTTGAATCATTGTCTGATAATGAAAGCATCAAACTCACACACAAAGCATTAGCTGACATTTCGAACTTTGAACAAGGTTCGGAAGAAGCAACCGCTATACAATTGGGTAAAGCATGTTGCCTGTTATTGACTGTCGCAAAAGAGTTTATGAATGTTGAGTATTGGCAGACAGTACAAGAACTTTATTCTGGTGTTAACCATACGTTCTACAAAGACGAAATCATTGCAATCCGTGATTACTATTTGGAGTACCTCTCAGAACAGCCTGTATCACTCAAGGTACAACGCTAGAAATATCCACGCACGGACGCGTTTCATTCAGTACAGAAGCATACAGAGCGATACAGATGCATTAAAAGGTACTCCCGGACGGGGCAAGCCTCGCGTAGTTTCGGCAGGCCGATCTTTTATGTGTATACCCACTTTTTGATCTGACCCGCACCGCAAATTATATAACTGCAAACCCAATTTTATTATCTTGACATAAGCATTCTATCTCATCTCCGCAATCGCAAAGTTTGATCACTTTACTAAATCCGTAGTGCCATTCTTTTACAAATCTTTCAATTTTTTCAACACTGTTAGGCGTGCAATTAAGATGAAATCCTACACACCAAAATGATCGAGTACCTAATAAGCATTTCTTGAGTGCAAGTAGTTTTTTAACGTCTTTTTCAAAGCCATTAATTAATGTTTGAGGGTTTCTTGAACATTTGAGTTCAAGAAAAATATATGAGTTTGTGCGTGTTCGTTTCCTGCGAAATGCTAAGTCTATGAACATACTATACTGTTCACGTAATTTTCTATTATCTGGAAATGCTAAAACTTCTCTCTCGACTTGGGTGCCAGGTGTTTGGGAGATAAAATATTCAAGTTCAACCTGTAACCATTTCTCCCAATCATTTCTGTTACGTTTAAGAATCATTCTTAATCTAGATCTTACCCCTTCATCTTTTAAAAATTCATCCATTATAGTTTTAACAGTTACTGAATCAGCTCTATCAGTCATATCAATACCCTCAGTTTCGATATAGATATATCGGCAAAAATGATAAATACTTTAACAAATAATTAGGGTTATTAATAATGATTAGTCAGAGATCAATAGCAAAACAGTACGGTTACGATGAAAGTACTGTACGACAGTGGAAAGCAAAGGGAATGCCCTTAAGCAATGAAGATGAAACAAGGCAATGGATAATTGATCATGTTCTTATTCCATTACGACAAACAGATATACGAGAACAAATCGATTTAGAACGGTTGCGTAAAATGCGGGCGGAAGCAGATTTAGCAGAGGCGGAAGTACTTTCCCGTACTGAACAGTTGATCCCAGCCGATGAAGTACACAGAGAACTTACCCAGTATTTCAAAACATTCCGTGACTATATCCGTTCACTACCGAACAGAATTCAACATGAAGTTTTCGAACAAGATTCAGTACTGAAAGTTAAACGAGTATTGCAGGCCAGAATTGATGAAATGCTGAATAAAATTGGCGATATGAAATTCGAGGATAATGAACAAGGCAAGGATGCCACCGATGAACAGAACACTGACAGTACTGAAAAATGCAGTACAGATAATCAAACCTCCACAGAAGTTAAAGCCCAGTGAATGGGCTGAACAAAATCTAGTACTCCCTGATGGTGCAGCAGCCGGACAGAAGCTAAAGCTATATTCATTTCAGCGTGAAATGCTGGATATTATCGAATCAGACCAGTACCGCAAAGTTGTTTATAAAACTAGTGCTCAGATTGCAAAGACTACTTTATTAAACTCAGCATTGTTTTACTGGATAGGTACTGATTCCAGTAATATTGGTATTGCTCAAAGTTCATTGACAGAATTGAAACAATGGAAGTCTGCCAAAATAGATAAAACAATCGAGCAGGTGCCAGTACTATCAGAGTTAGTTACAGATAAGAACGACAAGACCAAAGCAAACAACCAACAGCAGACCGAATTAAAAGACGGCAGTTTCCTGTATTTCATGACTCTCGGCAGTGCAAAAGCATTACGAGGTAAAACGCTCAAACGAATCATACTTGATGAAGTATCGGCAATAGACCAGAACTCACCAGAAGGGAACCCGATACGGCTTGCAGAACAACGTGCAACTGATTTCGGCCAGGAAGCTAAAATACTTATTTCAAGTACTCCAACTTTTTCAGGCGATGCAATCGACGTTGAATATCAGAATTCAGATCAACGTGAGTTCTTTGTTAAATGTATTCACTGCCAGCATGAACATACTTTGAAGTGGGAAAACGTCAAGTTCGAATGGAAGAAGAACGGCAAGCGTGATATTCCAGATGCCAGTACTGCAAAATTACATTGTCCAGAATGCCATGAAGAAATAACAGAATCACAGCGTATTAAGATGGTCAGTACCGGACGTTGGATAGCACTGAACCCATCTGTAAGTGATACAGCAGGTTTCTATATTAACCGTCTGTATTCACCGAACAGTACTATTCAGGCTATTGCTAAAGAGTTTGAATTAGCCTGGTTCGAATATAACTACCAGTCCTTTTACAATACAGTACTCGGACTTCATTACTCAGACCTTCAAGAAGAAATTGACGATCTAGCATTAGAGAATTTACGTGATGATTCATTCGACCTGTCACATATACCAGATTCAGTACTGGGTATTGTCGTAGGCTGTGACCAGCAATTAGACCGACTTGAAGCAACTGTATTAGGTTTTAACGAAACAGAACTATTTGTACTGGGTCATCGATATTTTTACAGTCCTAACTGTGAAATCAAAGGGGCAAAGGCTTATACAGACCTTGCTGCATTCTGTAATCAACGTTTCAAAACAGTATCCGGGCGTGAAGTACCAGTACTGAAAGTAGCTGTTGACGGTGGTAACGGTAGAGCAATGCAGACAGTACACAGTTTCTGTCAGCAGTATAAGAAGTTCGAAATGATCAAGGGCAGCTCGAATACCAAAGGCGACTTGTTCAAACGCAGCACCTCAGAAGGCCGTCAGTTCTACATGCTGAACGTACACGAGGGTAAGAACTGGGTACGCAGTCTGTTAAACAATGCAGTAGCAGGTAAAACAGATGCACCACTTACGCTACGTTTCGCACACGATTTGCCTGATGACTATTTCGAACAGGTCACAGCAGAGAACCTAGAACGTTCAGGTAGTGGTGTTCGATGGAAGCAGATTACAGGCCGTCGTAATGAGGCACTTGATACGCTGGTCTACAGCCTATGCATGATGAAACTTGCACTAAGCAAACTAGGCGGTCAGCCGTTCAAGAAATTGCGAGAGTATCGCAGCAGCAAACGAACCGATGAACAAACTACCAGTACTGAATCTACTAAACCCGTCAAGCCTACCGAACCAAATAATAAATACACTAAACCAAAAGCCAAAAGTATTGGTAAATCATGGTTCGGCTAAGGATAAATAAACATGAAAGATAAAATCTATATCGGTGAAGTACTTCACGAAGTACTACAGCCTAATACAACATTAAAAATCGGAAACAGTACTGATACGTTATTCACACACAACACAGAGAACGATACTGAAACGGTAACTCTCACCATCGACTCCACAGATTGGAAACCGGGTTATTACTCAGTCGTATATAACAATAATGGTGAATTAACTATCAGTACTGTAACCGTCATTGATCCAATGGCACAGACAGACCGATTAACAGAACTGCAATCACAGCTTGATGACATTAATAAAGTCATTACAGCACGTATTAACGGCGATACCAGTACTCTGACTATCAACAATAAAACACTGGTACATGAAGACCTGAATACATTGATCAGTCTGAAAAACAGTATAACTAAACAGGTCAACGACCTGAAACGCAAACTAACTACAGGCAATAAAGGCTTTTTCAAAAGTACTATTCATTGCCGCTAATAATGGAGATCACACGGAATGTGGCCTTTTAACAAACGGCAAATTGAACAACCCGCAGTACTACCAAAACCTAAAACAGTACAATCCCGCAAATATCAACCGACAAGTACTGAATTCAAATCTCAGACACGTTCATTAACTGGATTACCAACAAAGATCATTGGCTCTTACGGTACTGGTGTTCAGAACGTGAACATCAATGCGGTACTGAGACAGTCACTAACTTCTCTACGCGATGCCAGCCGTTCACTGGTACTGCAAAACCCGTATGCACGTCGATACGTATCACTGAGTTCTGGCACAGTGGCAGGGGCAGACGGTATCACCGTTCGACCTTCACCGATTGGCCTCGATGGTCAAACCGATCCAGTACTGGCAGACCGCTTAGACAAGCTGTTTTACGAGTGGGCATCAGATGCAAACCGCTTTAGTACTGATGGTTCTCTGTCATTCGACATCTTTCAACAACTGGTAGAGCGTGCAAGGGCTACCGATGGTGAATGTTTTGTTCGACTGCATACAGACGGTGATGAACTACAGGTATCAATCATCGATGCCAGTCGTGTCCCCAGTACTAAAAACGAGTTACTGAAAAACGGTTCGTACATCAGCAATGGTATTGAACGTGATCAACACGGTCGGGTACTGGCTTATCACGTAGCCGATATTAACCCGCTGAATTACACCATCCAGACGAACAGTACTCAACGTGTACCAGCCAGTGAGATTCTGCATTATTTCATCCCAGAATTCCCAGGACAGGAACGAGGTTTCCCGGACTGTATTGCGGTAATCACAACACTTGATGATTTTAACTCTTACTACTCTGCTACGATTTTACAAAAGAAGATCGCAAGTTCAGCTATGGGGTTTATTACCAATACTGACAACAATCAGGATGAACTCTTAGACGGTGAAAATCCAGAACGTGAATTTGTAGAGTACTTTGAACCGGGCAGTATTAAAGAACTGGCCCCAGGGCAGCAGATCCAGACTCTTAACCCGCAGGCAGGTACTGACAAGATTACTGAATTTTCAGACGCTGTTCTAACAACTATCAGTACTGGCCTTTCCGTTCCAAAATCCATGTTAACTGGCGATACACAAAACGCGTCATTCAGTGCTGCAAAAATGGCAGACCGTATCAGTCGTGAAGGGTTTAAAACTCGTTCTAATCTACTCATTTCGAAAGTACTCAAACCTATCTACCGTGAATTTATTAAACGAATCATGGTATCTGAACTTAAAGAACTTAGTTTCACGAACTTTGAGAATATCGCGAACAGTACTTTCATTACAGTTAAGCAAGTCTCGCTTGATCCTAATAAAGATGCTCAGTACGAACAAGTACTATTAGAAATGGGAGTCAAAAGTAAGTCCCAAATTATCCGTGATTTAGGCATGGAGCCTCAGCACGTATTTGAAGAACTTAAACGAGAAGCGGAGATAAATAAAACAGAAACAATGAACAAGGACAGTTCAAATGAAATTCAAGAACCAAAAACGGGAGATGACGTTATCGAGTGACGTACTCTCTGATAATAACGACCGTACAGTACTGTTAGCTTTCAGTTCTGAATATCCAGTAGTACGTACTATCGGTGGTCAGGAATATAATGAAATTCTTCTGCATAATCCTGAAAACGTAGACCTATCAAGACTGCAAAATAAAGCCGCACTACTTTTCAATCATGACTTTGATAATCATATCGGTGTAATTGAGTCAGCAACAATCGATTCCGACCATATTGGTCGTGCATTAGTACGTTTCAGTTCAGTTGGTATTGGTGCTGAAAAGTTTGAAATGGTACGAGAAGGTACTTTATCAAAGGTCAGTGTTGGCTATTCCATCCTCGATTATCGAATTGAAGGCGACAACCTCTTAATTACCAAATGGGAACCATACGAAATCAGCATGGTTTCAGTACCCGCCGATGATTTTGTAGGTGTAGGGCGTTCTCTTGAAGAAGAGCAGGAACCAGAAGTACCAGAAATACCTGAACCCGAAAATAAAGACGAGCAACCATCCGAACAAGAGGAACAGCGACAAGAGGAAACTGAAAATGAACCCGATGAAAGTACTGAAAGTATTGCTAATACTTCTGAGTTTAATCCCGAAATCATTACCGAAGCGGAAACGATAAATAGTAATGACAGTACTGGTGATGGCGAGCAGCCAGAACCAGAAGAACAAAATGATGATTCAGCCGTTCAGGAACAGGTTCAGGATGAACAAGAAGAACAGGCCGAAGAAGATCAAAAACGTATTGCCGAAATTAACGCTATTTCACGTGCATTCAATATCCACGCTGAAATTACGAATTCAGCAATCGAATCAGGCGTAAGCATAGATGCGTTTCGCCAGCAAATTAAAAATAAACCCATTATCAAGGACGATAAAATGGAATTCTCTCTAAACACTCTGATCCGTTCCATTATGGACGGTGACAAATCTCTGCCATCCGGCAAAAACGGTGCAGTAGTTGCTAACGCTGATTTTGCACAGGCTGTACGTGCTGGTGTAACTACCACTACTGCAAAAGATGTCATTCACACTGATGTACTGTACGGTTCATTCGTAGATATTCTGCGTGCTGAATCTGTTCTTAAGAATTTCCCAGTACAGATGTTTACCGGACTGACCTCTGAAATTGCAGTCCCTAAACTGGCTGGTGATTTCACCGCAGGTTTCGGTTTTATTTCTGAAAACGGTGTATCACCAGAAGTTGATGCTAATTTCGAATCTGTAGTACTGAAGCCTAAAACTTTCACCGGTTCCGTACCTCTATCCCGTTCAGTAGTTAAATCCTGCCCACAGGTAGAACAGATCGTTAGTCAGGCCATTGTTGCCGGTTCTGCTGAACGTCTGGAAGCCCTGATCCTGAAAGGAATCGTAGATGCAATCGTCGCAAAAGGTAACGTTGAAACTGTAGATGCTTATACTTATGCAGACATCGTAGCAGCACAAGGCCAACTCGGTGACGCTGGCGTATCTTTCGGTTCTATCGCAGCCGTAATGTCACCACAGACCAAAGCAACTCTGCGTAGTACTTTACGTGGCAATAACAGTTCTGCCGTATATTTGTTCGACGATGGCGATCTGTGTGGTGTACCTGCCTATGACTCTAAAGTACTGGCTGGTCAGGACTTCATTATTCTCGGTGACTTCTCCAAACTGGCTATTGCACAGTGGGGTGACTCTCTGGAGCTGGATATGGACGATACCACTAACCGTAATCGCGGTTCTGTTATCGCTCGTGTATGGGCAGATCTGGACTTTGCAGTACTTGTGCCTGAAGCCTTCCGTATTATCAAACTGGCCTAATCCGATGAGAGCATTTAATACGCAAAGTATGGATGCTCTGATTAACAGTTTTGGCGAACCTTTAGTACTTGATAATGGCAGTACTATTACTGCCATTTTCGAACAGTCCGAAATAGCAATTCAAACTACCGAAGGACTGATACAAACAACAGAAAACTACTTTACATGCCGCCGTGACCAGATCACCTATGATGATTCCTTTGTACTGAATAATGTTCAGTATGAGGTTTATAACATCATTGATGATCTGTCAGGTCTATGTAACGTCTATTACAGAGGCTTGAATACATGAACATTTCAATTATTAAAAATCATGTTTCAAGCCTTTTTTCGTCTTCTGGTTTGAAAGTAAGAAAGGCCGCAAAAACTAACACTCAGACATCCAGTGATTACATTCTGATGATCAGCAATGTAACCGAACAATACGAACAACTAGAATACAGTACTAGACATTCTGTAATGATGACAATGGATGTGCTGGTAACATCGCAGAGTGAATTAAAAGCACAACAAACAATGGATTCAGTACATTCAGTATTATTCAGTACTGAATTAATTGCTGGCCTGTTAGAGAAGGGAATCAATGTCAGTTCACTAAAACTACTCTCAGTAGTCGATGATACCGACCCGGATACAGCCATAAATACCATTATGACAACGTGCCAGATTAATTACATTGCACGTGCTACAAATAATGGAGAATAACAATAATGGCAGGAATCATGCTCGGCAACCGCACGTTGCTATCTTACAGTACTGATCTGAATAATACATACCCAACATCTATCTATACGATTATTGATAACCTGGCTGCATTTCCAGAAGTTAAAATCAACAGTACCACACAAACAATAGAAACATATGATCAGGAATTTACTAGCATCATCACTGGTGGTCTTAAAATCAGTAACATCAGCATTGTAGTAAATTATGTACCAACAAATACAGGTCATATGTTCCTCAGCAATGCATACGCTGTAAATCGTTCATTTCAGTTGAAGTTCAGTCTATATGAAAGCCAGACATCATTACGCCAGAACTACATTATTCTGAATGGTCGTATTACTGCACAAAAGGATGACGCAGACATTAATAAAGTATACGGGCGTACCTGGACTTTTACTCCTGATTCTATCGTCCGTCAGGGAACGATTGATGATCAATTCCCATTAGTACTGGGTAATTTTGGGGTAGGTGCTGATGGTATTACCGTACCGCATTATGAATCAGACGGTGGTAATTCATTCATTAAAGTACCAGTTACAAATACGATGAATCCTGGCGGTGTTGATCTACTTGGTGTTGGCCTTGTAGATGGTGGTGGTATGAGTAAAGCACAGATGGTCGTTACCGAATCAGGTACACCACGCCTGTACATTAAGAATACTGATAGTACCGTATACGATCAGGTATACAGCACAGCCAATAAACCAGTACTTAACGCAGGTGCAACACAGGGCGTTTCAGGAATCCTGCCTGTATCAAATGGCGGCACTGGTAGTTCTGTAGCCGCTACAGCGTTGAGTAACCTGAATGGTCTACCAAAGACGGGCGGTACTCTGACAGGTGGCCTGTCAGGAACAACATTATCACTATCCAGTACTTTAGCCGTGACAGGTGCCAGTACTTTAACTGGTGGAGCAACTGTCAACGGGGCAATTAATCAGGACGGTGTTGCAGCAGCAACTTATGGTCATACATCACTATCCGCAGCCGCAGCAGGTACTAAATCTTATTTGCGTAAAATGCGTGGCGGTACTGGTGACACAATCTTCCATGAAACCGTCCAGGCAGGTAACTACCGATTAGCCACTGGTGCAACTACCGATAGTTCTGATGCTCTGACACTTTCCAGTACTGGCAACCTGACGATTACTGGTGGTCTTAACGCTTCATCTGCAACGTTGAGTACTGCATTACCGATCAGTTCTGGTGGTACTGGGGCAGTTACGAATACACAGGCACTGCAAAACCTTAATGGTGTTCCACAAACAACTACTGTCAACGGGAAGCCACTTTCATCAAACGTAGTACTTTCAAATACTGACATTTCCGGTAGTGCTAAATCAGGTGCTAACTCAGATATTACAAGTATCACGGGCTTAACCACTGCACTTAGTGTCGCACAGGGCGGTACTGGGTCAAACGTTGCTGCAACTGCACTCAGTAACCTGGGCGGTGTTGCTAAAACCGTAACCGTGAACTCTAAGCCTTTAAGTACCAACATTGTTCTGAACGCAGCAGACGTATCAGCAGTACCAACGACAAGAACGATCAACGGGCAAGTACTCAGCGATGATTTAGTACTGGGTGCCCTGGATGTATCAGCAATGCCGTACTACGGAACCATCGTGGCAGGCACGAACCTGAATACTCTGAACGGGTCTGTATTTGGATTATATGAGCAACCAGTAACTGCTAACGCAACAACGGCTTTAGGTTATCCGGTTGCCGTAGGTGGTACGTTGTTTGTACTGAAGAGTGGCGTAACTCACGCAAACAGTTGTACTCAAGTTTATTATCCTTCCAGCAGTGACGATATCTGGAACAGGACAGGCACAAGTAACAGCAGTGGGGTTGTAACCTGGTCAGCATGGGTTCGTACTGCAAATATTACCAGTGCAGGGGTGAACAGTACTATCAAGTCTCTAACCGGACTAACAACAGCACTTTCAGTATCACAAGGCGGTACTGGCTCAACCGTTGCAAGTACTGCACTTTCAAACCTGGGCGGTGTTGCTAAAACCGTAACCGTGAACTCGAAACCGCTTTCTGCAAATATTGTATTAGATGCCGATGACGTATCAGCAGTACCCAATACTCGTAAATTAAATGGAATCCCATTAACCAATGACATTACATTAAATGCAGATGATGTAGGTGCATTACCTAGTCGTGGAATTATCCCAGTAGGTACTGATCTGAACGATTTAGACGGTACTGTACAGGGTTATTATCAGCAAACACTAAATGCTAACGCAACAGCAGTATTGAATTATCCAGTACAATTTGCGGGGACATTAGTAGTACTGCAAAACTCGGCAACTCACGTTAAAAGCTGTACGCAAATGTACTACAGGTATAACACGAACGACTTGTATACACGCACCGGGTATTCAAACGGTTCAGGTGTTATTTCATGGGGTGCATGGGGGATGTATGCATACACCGATATTAACGGTGTAAACAGTAATATTAAATCTCTTACCGGGTTAACAATACCGTTAGTACCCCAAACGCGAAAAATTAATAACAAGGTACTTTCAAGTGATATTGTTTTAGCACAGTCAGATATTGCAGGCACAGTACCAACATCATTAACAATTAATGGTAAACCGCTTACAGGTAATGTAGTACTTACAAATACCGATGTTTCAGGTAGTGCATCCTCTGGAGCAAATAGTGATATTACCAGTCTAACAGGTCTTACTACTGCTCTCAGCATTGCACAGGGTGGTACTGGTAGCACTTCTGCAAGTGCAGCGTTGAGTACTCTCGGTGGTATGCCTAAATCTGGTGGTACATTCTCTGGTGCAGTAGGTGTATCAAGTACTTTAGCCGTTACAGGTACTCTGACCACAAGTAACAGTATTATTCAGGACGGGGTTATACAAACAACATATTGTTATACTGCGTTAAGTTCCGGTGCGGCAGGTATTAAATCATATCTGCGTAAATTCCGTGGTGGTACAGGTGATGCTACATTCCATGAAACTGTTCAGGGAACGACATACAGGATTGCAACCGGAACAACTGATACTACTGATGCTATGACGTTATCCAGTACAGGCGACCTTACTACATCACATCTTACAGCTACAGATAATGATGCAACCTTACCGGGTACTGGCAGTACTGTTTATGGTGGTCGATTAAAATCACTGTACACAGTAAATGGTGTTGAAAAAACATCCGCCTATTTGCAATCAATTAAACGTATTGAGTGGGATTACTCTATAGCTCGTCTGTTTGTGAACCAGACAGGTGGTGGAACCGATACGGCACAATCACGATATTTTGATTTTATGTCCAACGGCAACGTGCAATTTTCGGGACGTATGTTTATGGGCAGTCCTGCTGTGAACTCGTGGTGGAACTCAGCCCAGCCCCACTATGCCGCCTATTTCGCGGATACAGCAATAGACACTCCGGGGAATGGTGCTATAGCGGGGATTTCATGGGGGTATCAGCATGGTGGTGGGTATAACCTTCGCACGATGTGGGGTAACGTTGGTAATGGAACAGCAAACTGGGCTACTACTGCAATGACCCAGTTCGGGGATCTTGGGGCCAAGATTCGTTACTGGTATTTCTCCCCAGTGAACGGAGATTTTGTTACTTCGACAAGTGGCGACGGTGGGTTTGCAGGTAACTATACTTTCCAGAAAGCAGCAAGCTCAGACGCCACGTTAAAGCATGACATCGTTTATAACGACGGCGAACAATCTTACGAAAACATTAAGAAGATGAAACCCTGCACGTTTGTGTATAATGGTGACTACTTTGAACGTGTGCGTCGTGGGATCATTGCACAGGACGCATTACGCGATATTGATAGCGAGTACGTTAAACTGGTCCCAGCCGCACCAGAATATGACGATGAAGGTAATCGTTGTGATAAAGACGATACGCTGGCACTCGATAATAACGTCATTATGATGGATACCGCACTTGCACTAAATCATTCAATTGCAAAAATTGAAGCGATGGCAAATGAAATTGCTGAATTGCGTGCAATGATTGCAGCACTAAATAAATAAGAAGAAAACAACAACTCAGTACTGGTAAGGATGCCAGTACTGAACTCTATGATAAGGACATCATTATGCCAACTCCAATGGACGTTTTTACAGGTTCAAATATTACAGTAGGTATCGGTACTGCCGGAACTACTCAAGCCGTTACATTTACCACCATTCCAGAAATTGCCGCTTTCCCCGGAACTGGTAGTACTGCAACTGTGATTGAGGTAGTGAGTTTTAATAGCTCATATAACCGTAAACTGGTAGGTAGTAAAACAAACGCAGACGTAACATTACAGGTTAACTGGATGCCAGATAACGCAGTACATCAGCAATTGGTCACTGCATTTGAAAATGGTACTCGTATCCAGTTGAAATTCAGCTATTTCACCGACGCTACCAAAACAACTGGGTCATACGTCGTATATAACGGTTTTATCAGTGAGAAAAAAATCGAATCTGATCGTGACAAAGTCGTGAATATGACTCTCAATTTTGCCTGTGATGGTGCGGCAGTAGCACAAGGATTACTGCCATAATGGATATTCATACTCTGTTTGCAGCCCTGAAACCTGAACTTCATAAAATTACATTAAAAAACGGTGCAGTACTTCATATTCATCGACCCGCTATCAGCAATTTTGAAAAATGCATTGATGCTAAAAGTACATTACTCTATACCGTCAGTAATGAAGAAGGACAGCCTATTTTCTCTGATGTTGACGAAGACGGTAAAATCAATGTTAACTATATTGATGCTCTGATTGTTGCTGAAATTAACGGTGAAGTCATGAAACTATGGCCTAAAGCAGACGAGCCACAGATTCAGGATCAGATCGAAAAAAAATAAGAAGCAATCCACGTTTGATGTTTACCCTGAAACTAATTAACAAACGTGGATTGAGTCCATCAGAACTGGAAAAATTAGATCCAGAATTATTTGAATATCTGATGATTTACGATTCCAGTATTGAACCATCGGGAGCAAGGTTCGAACACATTAAATATTCGAATCTCGCTCATTTGATCTTAATGTCCTCTGGTAATTTAACCGAAGCAGGCATGAAAAATGCCAGTGTTAATGACTGGGATATGTACGGTTTACTGTCAAATAAAACAGTACATGAACGTATTCAGGAAGATGAGCAAAAACAACTGACACAACAACAATTACAACAGTCAGCCATGATGCAATTCATTACTGGCAGTACTGGCAATGGAGGCTAAAACATGGCAGGGAACAATCAACAATTAGTTTTTAATATCAACGGTGATGCTACTGGCCTGCAACGTGCATTAGGTACTGCCGGAAACAGTTTAAATGCATTTAGTCGTGAGGCGGGCGGTTCGCTCGCTTCATTATCTGGCGGGTTCGGTGACATCACTGGAAAGCTGGCCGGGATGAACACAGGACTACTTGCTGTAGGTGCTGGGTTCGGTGCATTGACCGCTATCACAATCAGTCAGGTAAATGCGGCATCGGATTACGTTAAAATACTGAACGATGCTTCATATAGTTCTGGTATGACCGTAGAGCAGCTACAGAAATTACAGGGTGCCTTTGGTTCACTGAATATCGAATATGACAAATTTAGCGATTTCAACAAAGATGCTCTTGATCATATGGGTGATTTTTTCCGTGAGGGTAAAGGCGGTTTCGGTGATGATTTAAAAGCATGGGGTGTAAATCTTCAAGGCTTTACTAAGTACATGAATGATGCCGATGGCGGTATTAAGATGATCATCAAGACGTTCTATGAACTGCAAAAAGCGGGTAAATCGAACGCTGAAATTATCAATTCTATGGAGTCAATCGCCTCAGATAGTTCAAAACTTCTGCCAGTACTGCGACAGTACAAGTCAGAAGTCGAGGCAATCAATGCAATTGAAAAGCAGCATGCCGGGATCACTACTGAAACAGCACAGGCATATGCATCATATGAACAGAATATTGCCCAGTTGGATCGCAATTTCCAGGAACTACGAGTTAACGCACTACTACCCGTCATCGAGGCTCTGAACGAGCTACGCAATATATTTGCTGGTGAATGGAAAATGCCATCATTCGATCAGATGGGCGGAAACCTGAAACGTTTTGCATATGATTTTGCATCATGGGGTGATCATCACGCATTGCCTGATGAATGGGCTAAAAATCAGTACTCAAATAGTACAGTACCAAAGACTGCACCGAAAACTGTAAGTACTAAACCCTATAAACTCAAAGATCCCGAAGGTGAAAAGAAAGCGGCAGATGCAGCCAAAAAAGCCGCAGCAGACGCTAAACAACTTGAGCAGAAACAAATTCAGGCACGTATTAACCTGAATCAGGTAATGTCTCAACTGGGTAAAAACTCAGCAGAACAACAGGTTTTACAGTACAACTACACTCAGAACGAGCTACGTAAAAAACTGGATGAATCGTTAAGTACTTTGAATCTTAATGAAGAACAAAAAACCAAAATCATTACACGTCAGGAGCAGGCACGTTTAGAAGGTAGTAAACGTATTATTACTGAAATGCTGGAAGCATCCGATCCTAAACAATTATCTGAAAACCTAGCAGCGTTGAGTATTGGTAATACGCAAAATATTACTCCTGAACATATCCAGAAAATGCTATCTGCACAGGATGCCCGTACTGGCATGGTCGATGAGAATAATCCTTTCGGTAATCAGGATGCCATCAAAAGACAACAGGACGAAATATACAAGCAGCGTGATTTTGAAATTCAGGTTGATGCACAACTTTATGCCGATAAGTTAATCTCAAAGGAACAATTTGAAAAACGAAAAGCCGACTTGACTGCAAAATATAATAATAAAGCCGCACAGGTAGAACGCCAGAATAGCCAGTTGCAGATACAGACATTTGCCGATACTGCAATGAATATCGGTACGATGCTTGAGGGTGTCGCAGGGAAGGGCAACAAGGCCGCACAAGCTGCTTTTGTGGTAGGCAAGAGTATCTCGATTGCCAACATCGTTATGAAAATACAGGAAGCCCTCGCTAACGCTATGGCTACGCCGTGGCCTGCTAACTTTGCGAACTATGCACAGGTAGCGAGTTTAGGGGCGTCAATTATCAGTACTGCACGTGGTACACAGATTCAGGGGCAGGCACACAGCGGTATTGATTCAGTACCTAAACTGGGTGGTAATGATGAATCAACATGGGTTCTGAAAGCGGGTGAACGTGTTCTGAACAACGATAACAACCGTGATTTGACTCAATTCCTGAAACAACAGGATAAGTCAGATAATAGTGGTACTGGTCAGACTGTAATCAATGCCCCGTTAGTGGTTAATGGCGGTGGTCAAATTACAGATCAGCAATTCCAGGCCATGCTGAAAAAGCATTCTAATAACGTGATGCAGGCTGTACGAGCAGCACAGACCAGAAATACGTAACACCAAAAGCCAGCATTCACGCTGGCTTTTTCTTTTCCTGATAAATACTTTAAATCAGGAGAACATCATGGGTTTATTTTCAAACAATATCAAAATAAGTGATTTCAAATTACAAAGTACTGAACCCGCCTATTCAAATAAGAGTTGGACGGGTGCACAAATCCGACGCAGTACAGGTATTCAGTACTATCAAATTTCATTCAATCTTCAATTCAATCAGGCAGACAGACAAGAAGTACTGAACTTTATCGCCCAGTACTCACAGGGAAGACCATTCAGTACTGACCTGGGTTATTACAGCCAGTATACAGGCAATCAGTTTAGTACAGTATCCAGTACTGCAACCGTTAATAAAGGTGGTACGGTCATCCCCTGCAACAGCAATGTACTGGAAGTTGGTACTTTAGTTACCTTCCAGAACAGCACTAAAATTCATCGTATTATTACCAATACAGGCACCTCCATTACCGTCTTTCCGGCATTACGTCAGAACGTACAGGCAGGTGAAGTAATCCGTTATCAGGGCATTACTGGGACATTTATTATTGATGTCGATTGTGACCTTAATTTGCAATCAACAAATATTATCAGTCTACAAGTTAAAGCTACGGAGGCACTGTAATGAATCAGGCAGTGTTTACCAATCCGGCATTATTACAGTACTGGAACATTACCAGAGGCGGTAATAAAACCCAGCTAACAGTATCAGAAGTTATGCAATTAGGCGTAACGGTTAAATGTGTTGATATATATCCAATACAGGGTTCTGGCGTACAGGCACTTCATCTTAATGATGGTTATATCGATCTGAGTATCAGCGGTAATTTATACACCAGTTTTCCAGACTTCATTAATGACAGTTTCGGCTCATTCAGTGAACAGAAAGATATTAGTAACGATTCAATGTCATTCAAAGTTAGTAATGTATCACAGGCATTTCAGGCACTGGCATTATCAGGCGGTCTGAAAAACGCAAAGGTTAATCTATGGCTGACGATACTGAATCCTGCAAACGCTACAGTACTGGATAATTCATTAATGTTCAGTGGCTATATTGATTATTTTGAATCGGTATCAAATAACGACGATATAAAAAACGAGTTAACTGTGAATGTTAATAGCATATGGAAGAAGCTGGACGTCCAAACCCGGACCCTTGCATCAAATTCAGTGCATCAAAGTACACATAAAAATGATGCGTATTTTTCACTACTCGGAAAAATTAACTCTCAGCAAACATGGAAGTATAAAAAATGAGAAACAATATAATCAAAATTCACAACATTGCTCAGGAATGTGTCAGTACTGAATTCCAGTTGGGCCAAAATGATTGCAATATTCTGGTACTGAGAGTTATCGATCAGGTATGCGGTACTGCATATACCGATTTAGCTATGGGCAAATACAAAACCATTAAAGCGGGTCAGAAATTATTCACTAAACATGAACTGGGTTCACTGGAAGAGATCTGTAAACGTCATGGTATTGAGGTTGATACGCCTGTTATGGGTGACGTTATGGTTAACGGTATTCACGGTTCTGTAGTACTGGATGGTAAGTACATTGCCCTGAATGCTGACAGTACTGGATTCAATGTTGCAGTACTGCCCTGGCTACATAACTGGAAATTTTACCGGATCACTCCAACGGAAGGGGGTGAATAATGGGTGGTAAAATTACAGGTGCTGGGATAGTCGGTGCATTAATCACAGCCGTTGCAGTGGCGGCGGCAGCGTGGACGGGCGGGGCAAGTCTTACAGCCGCCGCAGCATGGGGAGCAGGAGCAGGAACTGCCTCCCTTATTAGTACTTCAATGTTGTCACAGATGCCGGGTGTTACTCCTCACAGTGACAGTGCTACAACGTTAAGCCGAAGTACCAGCCCGCAAAGCGGCATACCTATACTGTACGGTGAAAAGGTTAAATGCGGTTCAATAGTTAACTGGTACAACGTGCAGAACAACAGCAGTCAGTACCTGTTTACGAGTCATGCCCTGGCAATGGGTGAGATTAACAAGGTCAGCCAAATCTGGCTTGATGACGAACCAGTACTGACAACGCCTGTTACAGTTGAAGGTGTTGTACCTAATACCAGTATCGATGCGAAATACCGTGATATTTTGCAGTTAGAGGTATATTTCGGGAAGCCTAATTACGCGGCGGGTAAAGTACTGGCAGGTACGTATGGTGGTTCTCAATGGAATAACAGTACGTTCAAAGGTAACGGGATCGTACAGGTATATACCGTTATCAAAAAAACTCAGAAATCATTAGAGGACAACCTGTTAGTTAACGATAGTTACGTACTTACGGCAGAATGTTCTGGCAAAAAGATTTACGATTTAGTGTCAGGCACTACGATTGTCAGCAATAACCCCGTAAACCAGTTGTACGACTATGTGACCAATACAGAATATGGCCTCGGTGTCAGTCCTGGTAATATTGATATTGCATCATTCCAGACGGCAGCACAGTACTGTACACGTTATCAGATGTATAGTAATGGTGCTATTGATTATCAGTCCACATATAAATCAAACATTGAAAAAATGCTGATGACATTTGGCGGCATTACCAGTATTCATTGTGGTAAATTGTATTTGACTGTAGATATTCCGGCACTGTCAGTACAGACATTTGACGAATCAACAATTTTCGGTGAATTTGTCAGTACTACATCTGGTATCAGTGACTATTTCAACACCATCGATGCAACCTGGAAGAACACAACAAACAATTATAGTGATGATATTTTGCGTATTCCGTCTGATATTCCGGCCAGTGATGTTTTAACCAGTGATGGATTGATTATTGCTAAGAGCCTGGACTATTCATGGGTGTATGACAAAGATCAGGTTGAACACCTGATTAACATCGAATTGCTGAAAGGCAAGTACTCACACAATACAATAAGTTTCAATACTGACAGTGGCTGGGATATTGCCGTTTGGGATGTAATTACCGTTAATTTCCCGGAACATGGTTATGAAAACAAATTGTTCAGGGTAGCGGGTAAATCGATTAGCACGAATACCGACAGTATCGGCATGGTTCAGTTGCAGTGTGTTGAGTACTTCCAAGGGATCTATGAAGGCGTAGACGTACCGATGTATGGCTGGGAAGGAACATTACCGAAACCAGTAGCAGTACTGCCACCGTCAAACCTTACAGTAGTTAAGAAGGGGGCAACTAATCAGGGGCAGACTGTAGTACTTTCATGGTCAGCCAGTATCGATCAGTACTTGCGTGGTTACTACGTGTACTACCGTCAGACAGGTACGCAAACGTGGACTTATGGCGGCAGCACGAACCAGTATGTACTTTCATACGAGCTATACGGCCTCACAACAGGGGTACAGTATGATTTCGCAGTAGCAGCATTCAACAACCTCGGCATTGTGTCCGACAAGGTGACACAGAACGGTGTTGTACCTGATTTCGCGTTTACCCTGCCTGCAATTACTGGCCTGAATCTGATCAACCGTGGCAGTACTGCAACGACTACCGATGCACTGGATTTCATCATAGGGTGGGATGATCAGTCATATCTGAACGTGAATGGTAAGCAGTTCAGCGAGTATTTCAACAAATACGAAATCATTGTGTATGACACTGGCATGGTTAAGAAGCGTTCATACTTCATCCAGGCGAACCAATTCACGTATACGTATGCAATGAACAAATTGGATACGCTCAGTCGTACCCGTACTTTCGGTGTTGTGGCATGGGGTCATAACAGCAGTATCTACAGTGCTGAAGCACGTATCACAGTGACTAACCCACAATGCCCGGCCTTAACTGGCTTTACGGCTAACGCAGGCTATGAGTCTATTTTCGTTGCCTACAACAGCCCTGAAGCATCGGCTACTGACTTTGCTGGTGTACTGGTGCAGGTTGCTACGAACAGTACATTCACGCAAAACCTGAAAGGGTTCGGTACTAACAGTCCGTTCATGCATTCATTCCCTATAGCTGATGGGAAGTACTATGTACGTGCAGGAGCCTATGATGAGTTCGGGCAGGATTCGATCATCTATACGGCGGGGGTGTATGTTGATTTGCAGAGCAGGGTTAACTGGTCAGCACAGGATGAACAATCACTGAACGATTTCCTGCACCTGGACGACAAGATCAGTACTGCTATTGATGACGCAGTTAGTCAGGCCAATATCAATACCACAACTAAAATCGGTGCCAGTGAAACAGCAACCAAAACACTGATTTCTGATGGTGATAAAGTTAACGCCACTGCTATCACTAATTTACAGGCGACTACAGCAGCGAATTTATCAGCACAGGTTTCAACGCTAAATAAGGCCATTTCAGACGGTGATGCTGCAAACGCAATCAGCATTAACCAGTTGACCAGTAAAACAGCAAGTGATATCAGTGCAGTAGTCACAACCTTAAACCAGACAATCACAACTAAAGATACTGCACAAACCACAGCATTGAATGCACAAGTAAGTAGCATTAACAATAATATTACAAGCCAGGTTGCTACGCTCAATAATACCATTACCACTAAAGACACAGCTCAAAGTACTGCATTGACTCAGGCTAAATCTGAGTTAAACGGTAATATTAGTTCTGTCAGTACTGCCATGACTACCAATATCGATGCACTGAAAAATACCGTTAATAGCCATTACGAAATGAAAGTAAACGCTAACGGTACTATTGCAGGTATGGGTATCTATGCAGATGCAAATACAAAAGCCAGTGCTGTTTATTTCGTGGCAGACGATTTTAAAATTATTACGGCTAAGACATCTGGTGCAGTATCTAACCCGGTAATTCCGTTTGCAGTACAGAACAATACCGTTTACATCAACAGTGCAATGATTGCTAATGCCAGTATTGGACAGGCACACATTGCCGATGCGAGTATCAGTACTGCCAAAATTCAGGACGGTTCAATCAATAACGCGAAAATTGGTTATCAGATTAGTTCGAGCAACTGGAATGACGCCTGGCCTTCTAATGGTGGTCAGGGCTGGTGTATCCGTAAGGACGGCACAAGTTATTTCAACAATGGTTATTTCCGTGGCAGCGTTTTTGCAGAGAACGGATATTTCAAAGGTGACATTTACGCGGAAAGCGGATATTTCAAAGGCACAGTGTATGCATCAGGTGGGTCGTTCACAAATGGCTATTTCAGTAACTGTACGATCGATAATCTGAAAGCGAACAGCATTCAGGGCGATATTATGCGTGTATTCCTGTTAGGTAGTGGTGGTATTACAATTCCAGCAGAACCACAATTTGCCCGTATTCTATCAATCCCATGCGTTCCGGTCACTGTAAAAGGGGGTTATGACGGTAACTACAACCCGCCCAGGGAGACTACTAATATTCGTGGTGTAAACATATATGCAAATGGTGCTGGTTTTGTATTCACCAGTGCTTCTGCATCAGGTCTTTCATCCGATATTGCAGTAGGTTCGGGTACGATGACAATTCCAGCAGGCGTAGCGGTAACACTAACAATTGAACAGCGTTCTAACAATAATGTGGGTGCGTACAATGGTGCAAATATAACTGTCATTGTAGGTCGGGCATAAGGAGAATAAAATGATATCAGGAGAATTCAGGCGGGGGGCAACTCCCGCCGATGCAGTACGAGTACTGAATAGTCAGGGCAAAGTGTTTATCACAGATTTTCAATCAGAATTAACAAAACGTTGCCGTGCATTATCGAAACAGATTCAGGATGACATCAGTAATAGTGTCGATGGCGGGGCGGTTAACTTCACCAAACGGGCGATATTCTTCAATTTCATTCAGTATGGTAATGGCATCAGGACTAACCAAATCATTGTACGTGGTTCACAGGCTGCATATCTGCGTTCAGTACTGACAGATGACCCGGCAACTTTTAACAAAATTATTCCCACTGCTAACGCTCGTATGACTGCACAAGGCAACATTGCAGGACTGCATAACCAGATTGGTAAAAAATATAAAGTAGTCGCACAGAACGGTAAAAAGTATTTGATTGATACCAGTCTGAAAAAGAAGAAACGCGACAAGCGAATAATCGGTAAGTATGAGAAGAAAAAACGTAAGATGATTTATGACTTCTTTGATGAAACTGAACAAAAAGCGAGGTTAGTGATAAATAATATGAAAGGAACATTCATATTCAGGAGAAACTAATGCAACAGCATTTCAGCGAAGACGTAACAGAGAACATCACATTAGACGGTCATGAAGTACTGATGTGTAATATTCCATTTAATCAGGCATTCATCGATTCTAAGTATTTCAAAGATTATGGAGTAGATGTCATGGGGCATGACTTCATGAACATTGCATTCATGGATGACAAGAAGCCAGTACTGAATCGTGGTGATATTGTGAACTGGCAATATTACGATGATGTATACGAGGTGCAGGTAATCGATGTATACAAGTTATTCGTTAAAGGTCTGAATATTCAGTACTACCTGGTGCAGTTAAAACAGGCGTTTTTAGAGTAAAAATAATAAATACTCTCAGTACACATGAGAGAGGATAGTAATATGAATAAAGAAAAAATAATCAAGTTTGGCATTTATGCAGCAGCCGTAGTAGGACTGGCTGCACTGCATACTGTTGGACTGCCATTTTGGACAATCGTTACGCTGAGTCTGTTTCTCGGAATTTGCGTATGATGATTACAGGAACATTAATCGGTTGTGTGAGTGCAACCGTGGCAGTACTGGGTTTTGCATTTTCACGATATCGTGAGTTTAAACAAGATACCGAAACTCTGGAGCGTCGCATAGGTGATTTGCAATCTGAGCAGAAGCTATTGAAGCAACGTTTAGATAAAATCGAAAATGAACAGGTTGTATTAGAATCTGAACTGAAAAACGTTCAGATGAAAATCAACGAAATTGATGTGAAACTATCACGCGTATTGACCATTTTAGAATTGCAGCATGAAAAACAACAAAGGCCAGCATAATAGCTGGCCTTTGTTGTTTTATTGGTTTGTAACCCAGTACAGCATTTGATCAATACGGTTCGGGGTCTGTTGGTATAATTTGCTGTTCTTTAGTTCTGCAATGGCAGTAGCATAATTGCGGTTCTTCAGTGCTGCAATATGTTTGATGAACTTTGAATACCCAGCTTTACCCAACTGGAATACGAGAATAGAAACTAATGCATTCCAGCGTTCTGGTAAATCCAGATTGAATGAATCAGCATCACGTTTAGCCTTCTGATAATCGACCAGCAGTAATTGATCGGCTTGCTGTTCTGTAATTCCATTCACGAATTTACTACGTTCGCTTTGTTTAACCAGATGACCGTACCCGATAGTTTCAAAACCTTCAGAATCTTTATAGATATGGAAAAGTCCATTTCTGAAATATTTCATTTTGGTCTGGTATTGTTTGGTTCCTTCAAGTTGTTTCAATAGTGCCAGTACTTCTGTTTCGATGCTCATTTTGATGTTTCCTCATAAATATGTGTATGAATGTATTTATCAAGGAGTGATAAAAATGGCGTCAAATGAAGAACAAGAAATGAAATGGGCAATGTGGTACAGAGATGAAGATTTCATCCCAGAAGAAACGGCATGTTTCGTATATTTAATCCAGTTTCCGAACAGTGGTGAATTCTATATCGGTCAGAAAAGAGTATGGAAATCGATTAAAAATATCTCAGAGATTAAGCCGGAGAGTAAACAATCGAACTGGAACGATTACACCAGTTCCAGTAAATCAGTGAATGAAATGATCGAAGCGGGTGAAACCTATAAAAAGAGCATCCTGGCCTGTTTCCCAACATACGCCGAAGCATTGCATTGTGAATCAGCACTGATTTGTATGCTGTGTTCACAGTGGGGCAGTTTGAATAAAGCACTGATGGCGAAATTCAAGTTCACAGCAGGAATGGATAAAGAGCACATGCAAAAAATTCGTGAACTATTGGAGGACTTAACATGATTGAGTTAATCAAAGGTTTGATCAGTAAATTGGTGGGCAATTCTACCCCTTCACAGGAAGCCCATAGCAAGGAGATCGTTACAGGCAAGAGGCAGAGTACGGTTAAGCCTAACGACACGTCCTGGAAGCGTTACATCGCGTATGTGTTCGTTTTTTTGATTGTGTACAACTACGTGATCATTCCGTTAGTACTGGCAGTGTTCGGCGTATGGTTGCCACCTGTAGTACTGGACGATGTGATCAAGATGCTAGTACTGATTCTGAGTGGTACATGA